AGGAGCTCGTGTGCTCAGTCAAGTCGGTCTAAGGGGGGTTGTAGAAAGTATGTACTTTCATCTGACATTTCTTGGAATAGTCATATGAAGTACGTAGAAAGAGTTCTGACTAGTGAGACGGAACCGGCCCTGCTGCCGTCTCGTCTAGCAGCTGTTGAGACTGGAGGGAAGTGGAGGATTGTTTCCTCCGCCGACTGTCGTATGTCTCTTCTTAAACCTCTTAATACAGCTATCTACAACCGACTGTCCCGCTTCGATTGGTTGCTTCGAGGCGAAGCCAAGGCGAAGTCGTTTCGCGACTTCACCCGTGTGCCAGGTCAGGTATTTGTTAGCGGCGATTACGAGTCGGCTACTGATAATCTCTCCATGGAGGTTCAGAAGGCGATCCTGTCATCGTTGCTTGATAATGCCTCTTGGGTGCCTCAGGGCATTCGGGACCTGGCTTCTGCAAGTCAGGAGGGCGTCCTTTCTTTTGGGGGGAAGGAATACTTGCAGCGGCGCGGACAGTTAATGGGAAATCTTCTGTCGTTTCCACTTCTCTGTATCGTCAATTATTTAGCTTTCCGTTTCTACACAAAGTCTCGCCGGGGCGAGATTCCTGTGAAGATTAACGGTGACGATATTGTCTTCCGAGCTAGCAGGGAGATAGCAGATAAGTGGATGAACGGAGTGAAAGGATCTGGTCTTGTGCTCAGTAGGGGAAAGACCATGGTCCACAGCACTTATTTTTCATTGAACTCTAAGCTGTTCGCAGCTCGTGGTTCTTCTGTTAAACTTGTGCCGTCTATCCGTTCAACTGCGTTTGGTTTCAAGGATGTTGAAGATGGTGTTTATTCTCTGCGGGGTAGATGGCAGAGAGTGCTTCAGGACTATCCTTGTTCCAAGAGAAAGAGAGTGGTACTCGGTACTCACTTTCTTCGTCTTAACACGAAGTACGTTGTTGCTTCGCGACGCAGCGTTACGAGAGGTCTTGATATGGTCATGCCTTATCAGTCCCTCATGGCGTGTAATCTTTGGAGACGGGAGTGTTTTTATCTCTCTTTTCCCAAAGAAGACCCGCTACCGATATCTCCTAAGGCCTCTTCGAATCTTCGGATTCCTGAGGGTTGGGAGTGTCGTCGTATCGAAGAACCGACAGAAGAGATGTTGTCCGTCCAGAGGGAG